TATCAGTGCCCTTCACATGGGTCAATGATGGAACCATTAGAACCTCATCGCCAGCCGCCAATGGTAGCGTTGTCCGTGTTAAGCGTGTGACGCCAACAGAACCCCTGGTAACATGGGCACACGGGGCAGCACTGGGGGCGGATAAGCTCAACAAGAGTACTCTTCAGACACTATTCATTGCCCAGGAGGCACGGGAGCAACACGCAAGGGGGGAACCCGGTCCTCCTGGCCCCCCGCCAGCCAACGCTTTCCTGGTTGATTCCTTTGGGGCTGTTGGTGATGGGGTAACTGATGATACCACGGCCGTTCAGGCTGCTATTGCAGCGGCACCCCCAGGAGCAACCATCCTGTTCTCTGGGAGCAAACACTACTACCTGCGCAGCCTGGGGACGATTAGCAAGGCACTGAAGATCGACTTCAATTGGTGCCGCATTACTACGCAGGTTGCCAGTGCATCTGGGGCTGGAACGCCGCTCATCTGCTTTGACGGCAGCCTTGGCGCATACCAGACGCTTGCGGGCGCTGTCGCAACAGACGCAAAGACAATCACGCTGTCATCGCCATCGTTGTCGTCCCTGTTCTCCGTAGGCCAGTACGTCTTCATCGGCAACGACGACGTTGTTCTGCTATGGGATGGCTCTGGTCCTGCCGATGTCGGCAAGCGCGATATAAACAGAATCGCGGCTATAGATGCTGGTACTGGCGTCCTGACGCTGTATTACCCCGTATCGAACGGATCTTTAACAAATACACGCGTTGCGCCCCTGACCATGATCGAAGGCGCGTGTGTCATGCATGCACGCATCACGGAGCCAGACCCCGGCGCCGTGCGCAGCGGCGACCAGTTTGGTCCTGCCGCCCCTAACATTGTGGATTTCCGCTTCTGTGTCTCTCCTGAGTGCAGCGGAATCCATGTGGACGGCTTCAATGCTATTGCTATAAGCATCGCCAACTCCATCGGCGGCCATGTCTCAGACTGCACGGCGGAAAACGCCTATAGGCCAAATAGCGGTGGGACGGGCGTAGCCGTCAAGGTGTGGTACTCGCGCAACGTCCACATCGATAGGTGTCAGGGGTTAAATGTCAGGCATCTGGTCGATTGGTCGCAGGCGTGCGATTGTATTTCCTATGGGTGCGTGGCGGCGACAAACCGCCAGGACTTCACGACATCAACGCATGCCTACATGGCGCACGGGACACTCAATAGGCGGATTCGCAGCTACGGCGATGCTGCGCACAACGTCAACGGATGGTCTGTCGGTAATTACTTTTACACTGCTGATTATGACGTGGTGGTGGAAGACTTCATGTTTACCAACTCCATGGCCAGTGTCACGGCCATGTCTGTGTGGGGATCCGCCGAAAACGTCTCAATTATTCGCCCCCACATCAAATCCACCTATAACGGCATTCGCATCAACAGGAAGGCCAAGAACGTTTCTATTCGAGGCGGTTTCATCGCGTGTGATGGGTCGTGCGTGTGGGGTGGCATAGAGGACGGCCACAGCGGAGAAAACATCACCATTGCGGATGTTGTCATGTCCAGCAATGGCGCGCTTGCAGTAGACATGGAATTGCTTGGCGATTTCGTTTTCACTGGCAATTCCGTCACCGGCAAGACGTGCCTGCGCGTCTCAGATGCGCTCGCAGCCAGGAGCCTGACCATATCGGGCAACACTTTCATCACGGATGGCACGCAATCTGCATCGGTGAAGGTGTCATTGAACGGCCACACACCATCCGGATGGTTGCGTATCCAGAACAATTATTGCATCGGTACTACATCCGGAGCCTCCATCGCATACGCCTCATCGTACCGGAGCTTCGTCGTCGGGAATACGGCTGCCACGCAATTAGACATTACTGGTTGCAGTAACTACACGGCAGCAGAGATCACAGCCAACGGTGGCGTTGTCCGCGAAAATGGTGGCGACGGATCGGATTCCTACAGCGTCAAGACCAACTTCTCCGTCAACGTGCCAATCGGCACCAGCGGGGGATTTTTCCTGGGCAAGGGCGTACTGCCACGGTGGCGCGTTGCCGTGAACGCCAACGCCGAGTCAGGAGGCAACGCTGGCTCGCTGCTGGAGATTCAGTCCTTCGATGATGCTGGCAACTCCCTAGACATCCCCGTCAGCATCGACCGACCTCTAAATAGCGCCATCATCCTGCGGCGTCCGTCCATCATCTTTGGCGATTCGGCCATGGCGCAGGATGTGACGGTCAGCATTCGGGGCGCTGCCGGTCAGGATCGTGCGCACCAAATTCTCTCCGGTTCGTCGCTGCGCTGGAAGGCGGGATCGGCCAACGACGCCGAGAGCGGGTCAAACGCCGGCAGCACATGGTATCTGCAAGCATACGATGACACGGGGACACTGATCGACCGCCCCATGCAGGTCACGCGAGCGGCTTCTGGGCAGGTGAGATTTGAGCGCCAGGTACGCACAACTAAAGGACGAGTCGTCCAAGTTCGCTCCGTCGTTTCCGCTGCGGCAACAACCGGGCTCGACTCGACCGACGATGTTGTCGTAGTCACAGGGTCCACAACGCAGACCATCACCCTGCCGGCCGCCGGAGCCGGTCGGCGTATCGTCATCAAGAACCGCAGCACCGGGGCCGTCACCGTGAATCGGCTGGGTGGCGACACCATCGATGGCGGCACCACGTTTAACCTCACCACGAACCAAGCCACGACGCTCATCGCCAATGGCACAGACTGGTGCAGGGTCGGCAATGCGTAGCCCCAATTTCAGACTTAGGCCTCATCACGGACAGCAGCACCATCAAATATCACCACATGCTCCCATTGCATTGCTAATGTCATTAATTCCAGGCAGGTTTAAAGTTCAACAGGAAACGCGAGTAATCATAATGGAACCAAATGCCGCTTAGTTACATAGACCACCCAGGAAATGGCGCAACAACCACCTTTGCTGTCCCATTCCCATACCTCAATAAATCCCATGTCTCCGTGGTTGTCGGCTCAACCCCCCTTAGCTTTTCTTGGGCAACATCCGGTTCCATCCTTATTACCCCCGCACCAGCCATTGGGACCACAATCCGCATCAAGCGGACCACCCCCCTAGAGCCCCTAGTCACCTGGGTAGATGGTTCCGTTGATCGGGCCTCAGACCGAAACACAGCCTCCCTCCAAGCCCTCTACTTGGCTCAGGAGTACATTGAAACCAACCAAGCTGGGCTCAAGCTCCCCGCTGGCGAAGTCCCCACGGATGGCCTCACGGTCCTCCCCGCAGACCGAGCCCTCAAGGTATTGGCCTTCGATAGCTCCAAGAACCTCATTGCTACTGAGGTAGGTGGAAGCTCAGGGACCATCCTAGATGGTGCTGTGACTACAGCCAAGCTAGATGCCCAAGCTGTCACCACGGCAAAACTTGGGGACAACGCTGTAACCAATGCCAAGGTTGCTGACAGCGCCATTGGAACAGCGGAAATCCAAGATGGTTCCGTGACCAACGCCAAGGCTGCCGATATGGCGGCTTTGACCGTCAAGGGCAATCCCGCTGGTGCCTCTGGTGATCCCCAGGATGTAACCATGAGTGGCCTACGCACCATGGTTGGCCTTGGTAGCATCGCAGGAACCAACCTCACTGCGGCACCCAATGCTACCGTACCCGCCCAGGTGGTTACATCAGCCATCGATGCTACCGATGTGGACATGGTGGTTGCCCCAGTTGGCACTGGTGCGTTCATGGTGGACGCTCCCGATGGGGCAGCAACCGGAGGTAACAAGCGAGGCCAAAGCGCTGTTGACCTCCAAAAAGAACGCACCCTAGCAACTCAGGTGGCCTCAGGTCCCCGCAGTGGCATTATTGGTGGGCAGTTCAATACGGCTTCTGGGGACAGCACTGCTGTTATCGGTGGGGCCAGCAACACAGCTTCCGGTACAAACTCAGTGGTCCTGGGTGGAAGCTTCAATAACGACAACGGACGCCTCAGCAGTGTTGCCCATGGCACCTATGCAAAGCCAGCGAACAACTTTGCCCGCGCCCAAGGTGCATACCATGGTGGCGGCGTTGGTTCCCTGCTGGGAGCAGCACAGCTAGAGGAAGACGTTGCATACCTCACGACCAGCGATGCGACTACCCAGGCTATTGCTGGGTTGGTCCTAGATGATGACCAAGCCGTTATGATGACCGCTGAGGTAGTGGGCTACCAAGTAGGAGCCACACCCAACGCTGCTGGTTATCGTGTGCGTGCGTGCTGCAAGCGGGTGTCTGGGGTCGGCTCAACGGCCCTTGTGGGTACTCCTGTTGTGGATGTCTACGAGAACAATGCCGCCTGGGACTGCACGGTGACGGCTGATAACGTCAATGGTCGCATCCTACTGAATGTCGTAGGGGCAGCAGCAACCACCATCTATTGGGTGGCCACCGTCCGGTACACCACCGTCAGGCGGTCCTAATGGTCATTGAAGACGCCCTTGTTATCACTGGTTGTGGTGTCCTTGTGTCTGCCATCGCAGCCATGTGGGTCTACTACAACCGGAGGCTATCCAAATTTGAATCACGGCTCTCCCAGGTGGAGAAGCTGCGCATTGATGACTACAAGGAACACCTTGAGACGTCTCGTAAACTCACTGAGCGTTGTGTAGCTGCCATTGAGCGGTTCACCACAGCCATCAACACCCTTATACGAAAGAAGGAAAGCCATGTCGGACTGTCAGAGCCTTGAAAGCCTGCATGACCTCATTGCAGATACCTTCCTTGAGAAACTGAAAGACCCTGAACAGCGGAAGCTGGTGACAGCCTCCGAGCTAAGCGTTATGGTCAAGTTCCTCAAGGACAACGACATCAAGGCAGCCCCAGTGCCTCAAGCCAAGACCACCCAGATTGCCAGCTTCCTCCCCTTCCCAGAGGAACCTGAATTAGCCGTTGCAGAAGGATAAAAAGGACGCCCTAGGTGATTTCAGGAACTTCCTGTATGTCGCCTGGAATTACCTAGGGCTGCCTGAGCCGACTCCGGTACAGTATGATATCGCCCAGTACCTCCAACATGGGGGGAAGCGTATTGTGGTTGAGGGTTTCCGTGGCGTGGGAAAGTCATGGATCACCGCAGCATTTGTATGCCACCAACTGTACCTGGATCCACAGAAGAAAATCCTAGTCATCTCAGCCTCCAAGTCCCTGGCAGATAACTTTAGTACATTCTGCCTGCAACTCATCCATGGGATGCCTGAGTTGCGCCATCTGGTGCCACGGGATGAACAGCGTACCTCTAAGATCCAATTTGATGTGGGGCCAGCGAAACCAGCCAAGGACCCCTCTGTCAGGTCCGTAGGCATCACAGGGCAGATCACAGGCAGCCGTGCGGACCTCATTGTTGCGGATGACGTGGAGATCCCTTCAAACAGCCTAACGCAGATGATGCGGGATAAGCTCTCTGAGTCCGTCAAGGAGTTCGATGCCATCCTGACACCCAAGGAGGACAGCCGTATTGTCTTCCTGGGCACCCCTCAATGTGAACAGTCATTGTATAACCAGCTACCATCACGGGGATTCCTTGTCCGCGTCTGGCCAGCTAGGTACCCCAATGCAAGTAAGTTGGCTGGCTATGGGGATTCCTTGGCACCCATGGTGTCCAGTGCTCTGGCAGCCAATGCATCCTTGGCAGGCAAGCCTACAGACCCCAAGCGGTTCTCCGAGGCAGACCTCTTGGAGCGAGAGGCCAGCTACGGGCGGTCAGGGTTCGCTCTTCAGTTTATGCTGGATACCAGAC